CGCCAAATCGCAACGGTAGAGTATATCCAGGTGCTGTTATGGAATCTGCTCTTGGAAAGTACAACTCCGACTACGTGTCACAGAAGCGAGCACTTGGCGAATTGAATCACCCACAAGGTCCTTCAATTAACCTTGATCGTGCATCACACATTATTGAAAACCTTAAGCTGGAAGGTAATAATGTAACTGGTCGTGCAAAAATTATGAGCACACCAATGGGCGAAATTGCTAAGAGTTTAATAGACGAAGGCGTTAAGCTAGGTGTTAGTACTCGTGGTCTTGGATCACTTGAGGAAGGTAAAGACGGTTACAAGCATGTCAAAAACGATTTCTTCATTTCGGCAATTGATATTGTTTCTGATCCTAGTGGCCCAGGGTGCTGGATTAAAGGTTTGTTAGAAAACACCGAATGGGCATTTGATGCTGACGGGAACTTAGTAGAAATCGCAAAAGAGTTGGTTATCGATGTTCATAAGAAAAAGATAAATGAAGAAAAGGCGATTAAAGAGTTCGCTAGATTTATTGAGTATCTAAAGGGATAATATGAACGAGTTTTATGTTTATGCAATTGTGAATCCGATAGACTCAATTCCATTCTATATTGGAAAAGGTAAAGGTGACCGGGCATACAGTCATTTAAAACGTAGTCACAATAAAATGAACAATGCTGCAATAAGTGCATTAAACGAAATTGGTATTAAACCTCTTGTTGTTATAATAAAAGACAATTTAACTGAGACAGATTCACTTAAACTAGAACAGACTTATATAGATATTTTTGGTAGGAAGAATAGTAAACAAATTCCATGTGCATATGGATATCCTGTATTGAATAATATGCAGGATAATTCAGGGCTAAATAATAGTGATAAGATATTAGAATCAGTTAAAAGAAAGGTTATTTGCCCAGTTTGTGGTATGACAGGCGGACAATCAGCAATGAAACGATGGCATTTCAGTAATTGTATTAACGATAAAATTTTGAAGTTGAAAAATGAAGGGCACGGACATTCAGAAATTTCAAGAATGTTGAATATTGATAGATCTAGGATCATATCTTTTAATACATTTTTGAAGAAAAGACAATATTGATGGATTTGTGAGGGCAAAGGCCCAGTTTGCATAAATAATATTATCAAGAATAAGGAGAAACACATGAGCATTTCCCTTGAACAAAAAATCAAGATGCTAATGGAATCGAAGCAAGGAGAAGAACAAATCTCCGAAGAATCCATCGAACAGTTGGACGAAAAGGAAACTATCACAACCAAGGGTGGTGCAACCATTACTGACGACGATAGCGACGATAAAGATTCCGACGACAGCGATGAGTCTGAGAAGGACGACGATTCAGAAGATAACGCTGAGGGTGCAGAAGAAGACCCATCAGACGAAGATACAGAATACTCACAAGATCCAGGCGAGACCAAGAAGAACAAAGTTGCCGTTAAAGAGGGCACAGATCCTTTCGGCAAACTGACATCCAATGGTGGTGATTCTTCTGGCGATGCAGGAAAGACTGCAAAGCTGAAGGTCGGCCTAGGTCGTAAAGAGGGCAGCGCAGGTAAGCTTCCAGCTCCTCCTTCAACAGGCAAGACTGATGATAACGGCGACAACGCTCGCCTTAAGTCTGGTCTTGGTAAGAAGGAATCTGGTGGCAAGCTAACTGGCCCAGCAGCAGGCGGTGGTGAAAACCCTGACTCAGCTCGTAATAATGCAGGTACCGATATCCAGAAGGGTGCTGATAAGAACCCAATGGGCATGAAGGAACATATGTCTGCACTATTCCAAGGTGAAGAGCTTTCAGAAGAGTTTCAAGTTAAAGCAGCAACAATTTTCGAAGCAGCAGTTGAATCTGTTGCCGCAGAACGTGTTGATGCGCTTGCAGAAGAATACGCTCAGGAGATCGTAAGGCTCCAAGAAGAGCAAGAGCAGCTTGTAATCGAAGCTGTGCAACAGGTTCAAGAAGAGTTGGTTGATCAAGTTGATGGATTCCTCAATGTAATAGTTGAGCAGTGGGTAGAAGAAAACCAAGTCGCATTGGAAAGCGGGATGAAGGTGGAATTAGTGAACGGATTTATTGATGGTCTCAAGACATTGTTCGCAGAACATTATGTCGATATTCCCGAAGACAAGCTGGATGTAATCGAAGAACAATCAGCAGAAATTGAATTACTGGCAGATGCTACTAATGAGTTGTCAGAGAAGAATGATGCTCTGATGGCAGAATTAGTTTCATTGAAGTCACAATTGGTTTTCGAATCAGTTGCTGATGACCTGACAGATATTCAGACTGAGAAGTTCAAGGAATTGGTTGAGAATGTTGAATTCACAACCGTCGAGGATTACGCTGAGAAGTTAGAAACCCTTAAGGAGTCATATTTCCCACAAGGTCGTTCGACAGGCGCATCATCGATTGAAACCATAAGTGAGTCAGCTCCGGCTACTGCAACAACTCCAGTAATGGATCAGTATGTCAAGGCTGTAACACAAAATCTACGTTTTAGATAATTTCACAAGGAGAAATATAAATGTTAACTCAAGAACAACTAAATGAAAAGTGGAGTCCAATTCTGGATCACGCTGATCTTCCAAAAATCGACGCACATCGTCGTTCAACAACTGCAGTTCTCCTAGAGAACACCGAGAATGCACTTCGTGAGGAGCGTCAAGCCCTTATGGAAGCTAATGGTTCGTCCATCGGTGCTTTCGACGGCGGCGCAGGTTCCGTTGCAAAAGGTTACGATCCAGTCCTTATCGGTCTAGTTCGTCGTGCAATGCCACAACTTATCGCTTATGACATCTGCGGCGTTCAGCCAATGACAGCTCCAAGCGGTCTAGTTTTCGCATTGAAGAGCACATATGCAACAACCACAGACGTTACCCTTCGTTCAGAAGCATTGTTCAACGAAGCTAACTCCGCATACTCTGGTACAGGCGCACAGGCAGGTTCAAGCCCAGTTGAGTCGACCAATGGTTTGACAGGACACACTGGTACTGAGTGGGACAGCAGCACAGGTTACACCAAGGGTGCTGGTATGGCTACAGCAGTTGCAGAAACTGTTAATCCAGTTGAAATGTCTTTCTACATTGACAAGTTCACTGTTACTGCTAAGAGCCGTGCATTGAAGGCTGCTTACAGTATCGAACTTGCACAAGACCTTAAGGCAGTTCATGGTCTTGACGCAGAAGGCGAACTAAGCAACATTCTCTCTAACGAGATTCTTGCTGAAATCAACCGTGAAGTTATCCGCACAGTTTATCACATTGCTAAGCCAGGTGCTGAACTTACAACTGTTAAGGGTACTTTTGACCTTGACGTTGATGCAAACGGTCGTTGGTCAGTTGAGCGTTTCAAGGGTCTGATGTTCCAGATCGAGCGTGAAGCTAACCGTGTTGCACAAACAACACGTCGTGGTCGTGCTAACTTCATCCTTTGCTCTGCAGACGTTGCATCAGCATTGTCGATGACTGGCACACTTGATACCGGTGCTGCGCTTAACGGTGGTTCATTGAATGTTGATGATTCTTCAACAACCTTCGTTGGAACTCTGAATGGCAAGTACAAAGTGTACATTGACCCATATCAGGCAAACGGCACAACCGATCAGTATTGTGTGGTCGGCTATCGTGGTACATCAGCATTTGACGCAGGTCTTTTCTACTGCCCATATGTTCCTCTACAATTGATGCGTGCTGTTGATCCTGACACCTTCCAGCCAAAGATTGGCTTCAAGACTCGTTATGGTCTAGTTTCGCACCCATTGAGTGGCGATGCAGCTACCCTAGCACAAGCATCAAACTTCTACTTCCGCCTATTCAAAGTATCGAATATTAGCTAAAAATAGTTTGGAAAGCAGTAAAAGAAAATGCCCCTTAATTGGGGCATTTTTACGTTTGCGGCATAAATAAAATGTAGGCCACGAAGCGACAACTTCCGCCTACTCTAGTCATTCAATCATTAAACAGGAGTCTAATATGACCAGCACAAATATATATCCGTACGTGTATAAACTATTTAACCATGACACCGGCTATTACTACATAGGGGTGAGGTGCGCCAATAAAGTAAATGCATCAGATGACACATTATACATGGGATCAAGTAAAAACTCAATTCTAAAAGAATACATTTTTGAAAAGCAAATTATAGCTGAGTTCTTTGATAAAAAACATGCAGCCAAATTTGAAACTGAGATGATAATGAGTTGCAGGAAAGATCCACTGTGTCTTAACAAGGCAGCATGGCCGCACTATACAATGAGTGGCAAAGACCCTTGGAACAAAGGCACAAAAGGTTTGCAAAAACAGTCACCAGAGACATTAGCTAAACGATTCTCTCCTGAGGCACGGAAGAAAATGAGTTTGGCAAAGAAAGGGAAGCCATCATTGAATCCTTGGCCAAAAGGCAAACCAACATCACCCGAATCAAACATTAAACGTTCCAATGCAGTCAAAGGGCGCCCAAAGTACAAGTGCTCATGCGCTATATGTCACATGGAGATAACAGGACACAGCTTATGGCGGCACTACAAAGCTAGACATCAATAAATATATGAATGATTAACAAGTGAGGTTATTATGAAAATAAGTGCATGTATGATAGTGAAGAATGAAGAGAACAACTTAGCCAGGTGTCTCAAGTCCATCAAAGACAAGGTCGATGAAATTATCATAGTCGATACAGGTTCAACAGATGACACCAAGCGTATCGCACAAAAATACACTAAGAAGATATACAACCTTAAGTGGGAAGAGGCGGATGGGTTAGGTAACTTTGCTCGTGCCCGCAACTTCTCCATCAGTAAAGCAACTGGTGATTACATATTTTGGATCGATGCAGATGAGGAGTTGTTCGACTTGTCCAATTCATTTAGGTCATTAATCAACAACAACCCTGAGTCAGTATTGTTCAGGCAGGCGCATTGTTTGCCTGCAGAGGATCATCAATGGAGCGCAGATCAGCTACATGACAGGATGTTTAAACGTGGCGACATTAAATTTGTTGGTGTCATACATGAGTTTCCGTCGAAATCAGATGATGGGCAGCATTACTTGCCGAACTCAGTATTTCAAAATGACTGCTATATTTTACACTATGGACTTGCAAATATGCGTGAGAAGGCACATAAGGCAGTTGTTCGTAATGGCCCACTAGTGGAAAAGAATTTGAAGATGTATCCAAATAGCCCAGTTGCAAAGTATTACCTGCTAGGGTTGTATTGGTCGAAGCAAGCGTTTGATTTGGATAACCCGGAGTATAAGGAGAAGTCGTTTGCTATGTGGGATGAATATTTTATTCATCAAGGCGCATACATGCACAAGCTTGCTGGCGAGTTGATTCAGAGATTTATGATGATGGAACCTGACAAATACTTCAAGAATGGAATCTATCTCGGTCGAACACAAGTCGAAGCAGACTGGTTCGCACACATAAATACATGATGCACACAAGAGGATAAAATATGATCGTCCCAACACCTAATTTAGCTATATGGAATGATGAAACTGGCTATCCAACACCAGGCATCAATGCAACTAACTTCCGCATAGCATTTTCACGACTCCCTTCGGTGGAGTTGTTTGCCAATACAATAACACTGCCGCAAATAGAATTGGGCGTTGCCCGTCAAGCGTCACCATACCTTGACATGAAGCAAGTTGGTGAAAAGTTAGTTTATACTCGATTCTCTATCGACTTTGTGCTTGATAGTAAACTATACAACTACAAAGAGCTCTACAATTGGATGAAAGCCTTATCAGTACAAGGACTAAATTCAGCAACAATTAGTGCTTGTTCTGTTCTATTCGATGCTGGAGAATTTAAGTTCTTTGAAGTCTTTCCTGTTTCTATTGGATCAATTGAATTTGATGCCAAAGCAACTGATTTGATATACCCTTCCTGTACTGTATCATTCGAGTGCGACCGTTACGAAATAGCATAGATCATGCAACAGAGCAACATAGATCATACTACAGGTTTTTGATCTTTTTGTCAAATTTATTTTTGCATTTGAAATAAATTGAACTCTAATGTATAATGGTTGTATTGTAATGTAAGGAGTGGGTATGGCAACAATCGAAGATGTCTTGACTGAGTGGAAAAAAGACGCAGTCATTGTAGAAAATCAAATAAACAAAGAACTACTGAAAAGCCCTATGCTCCATGCGAAATACCTGGAGTATTATGTTTATTTTAAAGCTAAGCTAGGTGCGGCGGAAAAGAAGTACAACCGCATGGCATGGGTCAAGCGCAAATACTTCCGCGGCGAAATGGAACTAGCTGAGTTACAGAAGTATGGGTGGTCTCAGTGGCAGGGATTGAAGCCTGCACATTCCGAGCTTAATCAGTTATTGGACATGGATCAGGACATGAATGAGTTGGGCGAAGCAGTTGCCAGCTATAAAACGTCCGTGAGTGCTGTTGAGTACATAATGAAACAGGTGCAGGGTCGAGACTGGGCATTGAAGTCATTGATTGAGTACACCAAATATCTTTCGGGTGGTTAAATGAGAGTGCTGGTGTGTGGTGGTAGAGAATTCTATGATGCCGATTTCCTATTCGATAAACTCGACTCAGTGCATGAAATAACACCAATCAAACTCATAATTGAGGGTGGTGCAAATGGCGCAGACTCCTTAGCCAGAGAATGGGCAAAGTCAAGAGAAGTCGAATATGACGAGTATATGGCGCAGTGGAAAAAGTTCGGGAAAGCCGCAGGAAGAATGCGGAATGAACAGATGTTGGTTGAAGCATTCCCCGACGTAGTCATTGCATTTGATGGAGGCAATGGTACTGCACACATGAAACGAATTGCAAGAGAGGCGCAAATAAAAGTGGTAGAATTTTCTAGGCTTAAAAAGTGACCGAAGTCGTCAAAATATCGAAACTGAATGAAGTCTATCTACGCATAGACTGTGATCTAGGTATTCTATATGAACTGGAATCATACTTCACGTTCGAGGTCCCTGGCGCCAAATTTACACCTATGTACCGTGCCAAAGTTTGGGACGGTAAGATCAAGTTGCTCTCGGTGTATAAGCGCACACTATATGCAGGCCTGCATGACCTACTATGCACAAAAATTAAAGCACTTGGGTACGAAGTCGAATCGACAATTGATGCAACTGACACATCGATCACACCTGAGTCGGTGTTCTCGTTTGTCAATGACCTAAACATACACTCCAAGGGTGAGAAACTAGAGGTTCGTGACTATCAGTACAATGCGATATATGCTGCACTACATCACCGTCGGCGCACCATCCTCTCTCCAACAGGATCAGGTAAATCACTTATCATATACGGCGTCATTAGGCAGCTACTCGATCAAGACGAACGGGTGCTGGTGATCGTTCCCACTACCCAGCTGGTGTATCAAATGATGGGTGACTTTGCCGACTATGCCAGTGAAGAAGGCTATGACGTCGAGGCCAACACGCACTACATCATGGCAGGTCGCATCAAGGACAGTAAACTACCCATCACAGTGACAACATGGCAGTCTATCTACAAGCAAGGTAGAGACTGGTTTGAGCAGTTTGGTGCTGTCATATGCGACGAAGTACATCAAGCGAAAGCGGCGTCGATCACAGGCATCATGGAGAAATGCGGCAACATCAAGTACCGCCTAGGTTTCACCGGCTCACTCGACAACTCAAAGACCAATCAACTGGTCATAGAAGGCCTCTTCGGTGCTGTAACAAAAGCAGCCACCACCAGAGAGCTTATCGATTTGGGCCATCTATCAGACATCAAAATCAAGTCACTCGTACTCAAGTATAGTAAAGAGAATGCAAAACTTGTGAAACATATGGACTATCAAAAGGAGATAGACTTCCTGGTATCACATGAGAAGCGAAACAAATTCATTCGTAATTTGGCTTTATCTTTGACAGGAAACACCCTTGTACTGTACACTTATGTTGAAAAGCATGGTGACATATTACATGAGTTGCTAGAACCAAAGGTGGGCGATAGGAAGCTGTTCTATATCCATGGTGGTGTTGAAACAGAGGATAGGGACAATGTAAGGCGCATAACTGAGGAAAGCGACAATGCTATCATATTGGCTAGTGTGGGTACATTTAGTACAGGTGTAAATATAAAACGATTGCATAATATAATATTCGCATCACCAACCAAGTCAGTCATTAGGGTGTTGCAGTCATTGGGCCGTGGTTTGCGGCTAGCAGAAGATAAAGATAAAGTAACAGTGTATGATATAGCAGATTTAATACATAAAACGAAGGCGAAACAGAATTACACCTACACCCATTTGATTGCACGATTGTCTATCTACACAAAAGAGCAGTTCAACTATAAAATCACAGAGGTCAATATCGATGATTAGTCAAATATCACTGCGAGACATGTTTTTCGCATTAAAACTAACAACCGGTGAGACATTGTTTGCTGAGGTCATTAGTGCAGACGAACATGCAATGACCATTATTAACCCGATGCAAGTGACAATTGGGTTCGACAATCAAGAACAAATTGCTATGATGCCTTGGGTGCCATTTGCGACCAGGAAGGAAATTCCAATACCTATCAGAATGATCTTCTTTGCTGATCCATTGAACAATCAATTTTTTGAGTATTATGGGAAGGTTGTGATACAATCGGAAATGAACAAAATAAAACATGAAGTTTATAACAAGATGGTAGACGGAAACGATTATCTTGTCATGTTTGAAGGTTTGGAAAAAATGAAAAAGGTTAGTGAAGAATTGATGTTAAAGTTCGGCATCCCTGGCCCGGATTTTTCCGATTTTGAGAGCGCATTAGAAAAGCATAAAGAAGACTTGGTGATGCATTGAATAACTAAACGAGGTATAATATGAGTGAAACTGAACTAACATCTAATGAAGCACAAGAAGCAGAGGCAGCAGAAAAGAAAATAAGACCACGTGATAGGCCGCATTATGTGTCTAATCCCGTCTTATATAAGGCATACTGTGATTGGCATATCGAGATATTGAAGGCATCAAAAGAAGGTAAAGAGCGACCTGAGATGCCAAAGTTCATTGCTGAGTCTATTATGAAGATATGCACACGGTTAGCATACCGCCCAAACTTCATAAACTACAGTTACAGGGATGAAATGATTGGGGATGCAATTGAGAACTGTTTTAGGACAGCAACCAATTTCAATCCTGAGAAATCAATCAACCCATTCTCCTTCATTACAACCATTGCCTTCAATGCATTCTTGAGGAGAATACAATCAGAACAGCGTCAGACGCATATCAAATCGAAACTGATTGAAGAACTACCTATTGAAGAACTGATGGACATGCAAGACCACGATGAGGAAACAATGCAACATCATCATCAGTTTATTGATTTTCTGCGTGAGAACAGCTTTACTAAATCACCAGTTGAAACACCACGGAAGAAAAAGAAGAAGTTACTACATGAGGAAATTGGCCTGGAGGAATTTTTTGATGGAGCAATTGAGCAACAACAAGAGCCCGATTCGGGAGATTGACTTTAGATGGTTGATTGTGGATGGTGAACGGGAATTACAGTTCAGAACAGCTCGATGGGTGCCAGGAGATAAAATTGAATGGGGCGAATGGAGTAAAGTGAAAGAGGTTCATAGATGAAAATAGGTATTGTAACTGACGTACATATTGGTGTTAGAAATGCATCGCAAGCCTTTGCTGATTATCAGTTGAGGTTCTTTGAGGAAACATTCTTTCCGCATATGAAGCGTAGTAAGATAAAAACTATCCTCTGCTGCGGCGACTTGTTCGATACACGCAAGTTCTCCAATCATGTCATATTGGACATGTGGAATAAGCGATTCTTTGACTATATGAGTAAGAATGGGATGGAATTCCATTTGATCCTGGGTAACCATGATCTTGCACTGAAAAATACCTTAGAAGTTAATTCCCCAAAGTTGTTCCTGAGTCGTTATGATAACATCACAATATACGACAAGCCAACTGAAGTGACATTCGACAAAACCGACGTAATGCTTCTACCATGGATGTGCTCTGGTAATATGGTAGAATCGATGGAGGCAATAAAAAGCACTAAATGCCAACTGCTGTTTGGGCATTTGGAGTTGGCTAATTACGAAATGCATAAGGGGCAAGTGCACAATGAAGGAATGGATTCTAAACTGTTCAGTCGTTTTGAGGCTGTTTATTCTGGTCACTATCATCATCGCAGCAGCCGTGGTAATATCAATTATCTTGGTTGCCCGATGGAGTTTACTTGGATTGATTACGGCGATCCAAAAGGCTACCATATATTCGACACGGAAAAACGAGAAGTAAAGTTCCACAAAAACCCATTGACCATGTTCAACAAGATAACATACGATGACAAGGATCAAAAGGAAGGTTATTGGAAAACATTGGATGTCTCGAAGTATGCACAGACCTATGTCAAAGTAATGGTGGTCAATAAGACTGACCCATACCAATTTGATCGATTTATGGATGTATGCTATAATGGTAATTTCGCTGATCTGAAAATAATCGAGGATTTCTCTGATATTTCATCTGACAGCGTTGATGATGACGAGTTGGTAATGGAAGATACTATTACATTAACAGACTCTTATATTGATTCGATTGACATTACTGGTGATAAGGACAAATTGAAAAGTATGATGCACACACTATATACTGAGGCACTTGAAGTTGTCGAGTAAAATTAAATTAACCAGCATGAGTATTTTTCCCTCCAAAGAGATGCCAGAATATGTTTGGTGCACGGAGCAATTTGGAAGAGAATCATATTATAACGAAACAATTGGTGCGTTGGGTAGATGGGCATGTCTGCTACCATCTGAATTGTTCGGTTTACCTAATGTAATATTCTCATTTAATGACGACGAGGATGCAGCATTGTTTATTCTGACATGGGGCGGGAACATAATTACATGAGTATAATATTCAAATCAGTCACATACCAAAACTTCCTAGCAGTAGGTAACAATCCTATTACAGTTGAATTGGACAAAAATCACACTACGTTGATTACCGCAGTAAATGGGTCAGGTAAATCCACCATCCTTGACGCCATTTGTTTCGCATTATATGGGAAAGCATATCGAAACATCAACAAGCCAAACTTGATCAACAGCATTAACCAAAAAAGAATGCTGGTTACGATATTGTTTGAGATCGGTAAAAAGAAATATAAGATCGTGCGTGGAATGAAGCCTGGAATATTCGAGATCTGGCTTGGTGACAAAATGATTAATCAGGACCCTAATTCCCGTGACTATCAGAAAATCTTAGAAACTCAAATATTAAAAATGAATTTTAGGGCATTCACGCAGGTTGTTGTGATGGGGTCAAGCAGTTACATCCCATTTATGAAATTGCGCCCGCATGAGCGACGTGAATTCATTGAAGATTTGTTGGATATTAAGATTTTCTCTGTGATGAGTAAGATTCTAGCGCAGAAAATCAAGGATGCTAAGGAAAACTATAAAGATATCGATACCCAAATAAAGTCGACAAAAGAGAAAATCGAATTGCAAGAGGCATTTATTGCATCCCGCAAGAATGAACGCAGTGACATATTGAAAAGAATTCAAGACGATATTGCACAATCCCGCACCAACAACGAAGTCGAAACAAATAGCATAGCAATAATTAAGGAAAATATTGCAGTAAAAGAGACATCACTGGCAAAATATGAAACCCTAACCGAACAATTAAGTGAATTAAAATTGCGGCACAAGACCATTCAGAAGGCCATTGATGATCACAATTCAGAGAAGTCGTTTTATTCTCATGCGGAAGAGTGCCCTACATGCAAGCAATCAATTGAGGAAGCACACCGGGAACACATCATTGGCGCAATCGATACCACAATGGAGAGCCACGCCACTCAATTGACCGATATCAAAGATCAATTAACTAAATTAAATAGTAAAATGGAAAAATACAATGCCATTTTAACTGAGATATCCGACCTAAATGTAGCCATATCCAAGCACAATCAAAACATTCATGGCAACAACCTGCTTATTCAGAAGTACGAGCGTGAATACCTGGCAACAGAAGCCGACACCAGCAATATCGAAGTCGACAAAGCCACTCTAAGAACAATGGCAAAGCTGGTTGTGGAGCTAAGTAAACAGAAGCGAAGCCTCATAGAACAGCAGTCCTTGCAAGCTACTGCACAAGTCCTCTTGCAAGACAGCGGCATCAAGTCGAAAATAATTAAACAATA